GAGGGAACCTACAGCTAACATAGCTATAAGAGGTACAGATTTTACAGCTACAGTAGATGAGCTAGGTAAATCATTAATTATTTTATTACCTGATGCTTATGGGTTATCTAGTGGGGAAATAGAAGTAGTTACCGCTATGGGTAGTGTTTTACTTAATAAACCATTTCAAGCTACAACAGTAAGTGTTTTTGAGTCTAAACCAAGCAAGCCTGTTATATTATCTTTAACATTAGACATGATAGACAATATGTTAATTGTTACTCCACCTAAAGAAGATATAACTTTTACTGAAGAAGTATCACAAAATGCCAAAGCAAATATACTAGATTTTAATGACTTGGATATTGATTACCTTGACGAAGACTTTTTAGGCGAGGATGAGCTGGAGTTTACTGAGCTTGATATTAATTACCTTGACACCAATTTTTTAGAAGACTTGCTTAATGTATTAGACTCTCTTGCTATAGGAGAAGATGAGGATGTGTTAGCAGATGCAGGTGGTATTAACTTAACAGGTACTAGAATAGGACAAGACCCTGATACTCAAATAACTACATTAGTTGCAGGCGATATAATAAGCATTAGAAGAAAAGTAAATGACTCTGTTAGATTAGATTTGAATGGAAATAATTCTTATACTTTAATTCTTATACAAGACGGAGTTAGTAATGTTGTTAAGATTAATGGTGGTGGTGATTCTAATATAACTATAACTCAGAGTGATTAATGAAGAAATTAATATTCATAATACTTATAATACTAATTCTACCTTTGTTATATCAATCAACTCCAACAGAAATATTAAAATTAAAAACATTTGATACTTTTGTTAAAAAATACGAACCTTCTGGTAATTTTGTTGTATTAAATATTACAGAAGAAGATGTAGAAAATGAAGGCGGTTATCCTTTACCAAGAAAAAGACTTGCAGAAATACAAATAGAGCTATTAGAAAAAGGTGCTATAGGTGTAGGTTGGGTTATGTCATTTCCACAAGCTGATAGAATGGGTGGTGATGAAGCCTTTGCTACAACGCTAGGATATGCACCATCTGTCATTGCTATGTTTGAAGATGGAAAAGGTAACTATCCTAAATTTACAGGCACAGTTGTTAAAGGCAATGATATTGGTGGTATGATTACTGAGGGAGTTAAGGAAAACCTGAACACTCTAAGCAAAAATACATTACAGGGTCTAGCCATTGCTCCCATTGAAGTTGACCAACTTGTTAGACGAATACCATTATTAGTAAGAACACCAAATGATGAATGGATTCCTTCTTTCGGCACACAAATATATAAAGCTTTATTTAAAGTCAAAACTTACATTATCACTACAAATGATAATGGTATTCAAGAAATAGCAATAAGAGGAATACCACCAGTTAAAACAGATAGCTTTGGTCGTAAGTGGATTAGCTGGGTTGATACACCACAAACAACTTTAAAAGAAATGGATGTAACTGGTAGGTTTGTTTTTGTTGGAGTAACTGCTAATGGAGTTATGCCACAAATTGCAACTCCAGTTGGTTTGTTAGAACCTCATAAAATACAAGCAGCTCTTTCAGAATCAATTTTAATTCAAGACTCTCCAACAATACCAGATTGGAGTTTAGCAGCAGAATTATTTATTTTTGCCTTTTTTGTAACACTCACATGGCTTGTATTGCATTGGTTTGGTATAACTCTAGGCATAGGTATAGCTAGCATTTTAATGCTTTCTACAGCTTTAGGTGGTTACTATCTTATACAAAAAGGTTTATTAATAGATGTAACTTGGACTTTAATATCAGAATTTATAACAGGATCAATAGCTTTCTATTTAAGATTTAGAGAACAATATAAATTAAGACAACAAGTTAAAAAACAATTTGGTAAATATCTTGATCCTAGAATGGTTAAGAAGTTACAAGACAATCCAGAACTTTGTAAAGTAAATGGTAATAGAGTTGATTGCAGTATTATATTTACAGACCTTAGAGGATTTACTAGCTTATCAGAATCAGTAGAACCTGAAATGGTTACATACATCATGAACAATGTATTAGATGTTCAAGTTAAAGCAGCTAATAAATATTTTGGTTGTACTGATAAATTTATTGGTGATGCTGGCATGTTTCATTGGAATACAATTATTCCACAAGATGACCATCACAACTTAGCTTTAGAAGCAGCTAAAGAAATAGAAAAGAATATAGACCAGTTAAATATTAAATTTAAAGAAGAAGGTATACCAGAAATAGCTATAGGAATAGGAGTAAATTCAGGTGTATGTATAGCAGGAAACTTTGGAGCTACTGACAGATTTGCATTTTCTCTTATAGGTGATCCATGTAATGTTGCAGCAAGATTAGAATCAAGTACAAAAGTTGCAGGAGTAGGAGTGTTGATAGGAGAAGAAACTGCCAAAAAGTCTAAATTTAAGTTAAAATTACTAGAACCAATACAGGTTAAAGGTAAGTCTAAACCATTACAGGTCTATACATGGAATTAAAATTAATTCTAAATTGGGTTCTAGAACTATTTAGAACACGATATAAAGTCACAGTTTCTTTTAATAAAGAATATGGTGATTCTGATGATCGTACTTATATATCTAAAAAAATAATTACTAAAAAAGATAAACATCTTAAATTTCGTGATGAGAATAATAGACTTATTGAATATAGAAGTGCAATAGGTTTAAATTATATTATTGAGGATATTGAATGCAACAATTTTTTCTAGCAGTTATATTAACTTTAAGTTTTACTTCTTACTATTTGTATAATCAAAACAAAGTATTATCTGCTAATAATATTATTTTAGAAAATGCTATAGCATCACAAGAAGAAGCAATTAAATCTATTCAAGCTGACTTTGAATTACAATCAGGGCAATTAAATATATTAACTCTTAAAAGCCAAGAGGCACAAAAAGAACTTAATAGATATACAAAATTTATACAGAATTATGAATTGGCTGCAAAAATACTTGCAGACCCTATAAAAATGGAAAGGAAGATAAATAATGGTACAAAACATATCATGGAAGAAATCGAGAAACTTAGCGGTACAGTTGACTCTCTTGATGATGGTTTGCAGTTGCAGCCTAATTCCAACTAAACAGATAGAAGTTACAACAAAACCTCTAGAGCGAAAGATAGTGCAACCTGTCATGCCTAGAGAAATTGATTTACAAGAACCTATGTGGATAGTTATCACACCAGATAACTGGGAAGATAAACTTGCAATGATAGAAGAGCAAGAGGGTGAGTTAGTATTTTTAGCAATGACTATACCTGATTACGAAATAATGGCTTATAACATGCAAGAATTAAAGAGATATATAAATGAACTTAAAGAAGTTGTGGTTTATTATAAAACAGTTACTACAAATACAGAGGAGTAAAGATATGAAAATATCAATAGAAGGATTATCGTTAATTAAAAAGTTTGAAGGTTGTGAATTAAATTCTTATAAATGTGCAGCAGGAGTTCCAACAATTGGTTTTGGAAGCACCCATGGTATTGAAATGGGTATGTCTATATCTAAAGCAAGAGCAGAAGAATTATTACTAGAAGATATTTCTAAGTTTGAAGATATAGTTGATAAGTCAGTTACAGTTGCTTTAGATCAACATCAATTTGATGCGTTAGTATCTTGGACATTTAATTTAGGTGGTGGCAATCTTAACTCTTCTACTATGTTAAAAGTTATAAATGCAGGTGACTATGAAGATGTACCTGAACAAATTAAAAGATGGAACAAAGCCAATGGTAAAGTATTAGAAGGTCTTATAAGACGTAGAGAAGCGGAAGCTTTACTTTTTGCAGGCAAGGAATGGCACGAGGTTTAATTAATGACGTTAGCCAAATATGTATTTAAACCAGGGATAAATAAAGAAGGTACTAATTATAGTAACGAAGGTGGCTGGTTTGACGCAGATAAAGTTAGATTTAGAAAAGGCAGACCTGAAAGAATAGGTGGCTGGAATAAATATACAGATGATAGTTTTATAGGTACTTGTAGAAAACTTAATGTATATAGAGCAGCTAGTGGTACTAACTATATTAATGCTGGAACTCATCAAAAACTTTATATAGTACAAGGTAATGCTTTTTATGATGTAACTCCTATAAGAGCTACAACAACTAATGGTATTGTTTTTGCTGCAACAAATAACAGCACAACAATTACAGCTACTGATAGCGATCATGGTTGTGTAGTTGGTGATTTTGTAACTATTTCAGGAGCTGCAACTTTAGGCGGTAATATAACTGCTGCTGTATTAAATCAAGAATATCAATTAGTTTCAGTGCCATCTGTAAATACTTATACATTTACAGCTACTGCAACAGCAAATAGTTCTGATACAGGAAATGGTGGTGCTGGAGTAGATGGTGCTTATCAAATTAATACAGGTTTAGATGTTTATGTATCATCAACAGGTTGGGGAACAGATACATGGGGAGCTGCTACATGGGGTTCAGCAACATCATTAAGTGTAACAAATCAATTAAGATTATGGTCTTTAGATAATTTTGGAGATGATGCCGTATCAAATGTTAGAAATGGTAGCATATTTTATTGGGATGAATCTGCTGGACCAACATCAAGATCAGTTAATATAAGTGCTTTAGGTGGAGCAAGTAATGTTCCTACAATAGCATTACAAGTTATGGTATCTGATGTTGATAAGCATGTTATTGCTTTTGGATGTAATCCAATAGGTTCTAGTACACTTGATCCTTTATTTGTAAGATTTTCAGATACAGAAAGTATTGCAGATTGGACTCCTACTGCAACAAATCAAGCTGGTGGTGTTCAATTATCAATGGGTTCTACAATAATAGGTGCATTAAGAACAAGACAAGAAATACTTATTTGGACAGATGCAGGAATAGTTTCTATGAGATTTGTAGGAGCACCATTTGTATTTTCATTTAATGAAATTGCACATGGTCCATCTTTAATATCTCCTAATGCAGCAGTAAATGCTAATAACCAAGTTTACTTTATGGACAGAGGTGGATTCTATAGTTATTCAGGTAGTGCTCAAAGACTTCCATGTACTGTATTAGATTATGTTTTAAGTGATATTAATGAAGGTCAAGCTTTTAAAATATTTGGTGCAGTAAATGAAAGCACTAATGAAATAATGTGGTTTTACCCATCATCAGATAGTTTAGAAGTAAATAAGTATGTAATGTATAACTATCTAGAACAAGTTTGGTCTATTGGAACTACAACAGATAATTTTGTTAGAACTGCATGGAATGAAGCTTTAATATTAACTAATCCTATTGCATCAAGTAAAAATGATAATACTAATATAAATTATTTATATAACCATGAAGTAGGACATAGTGATGATGGCAATGAGTTTTCTGCTTATATAGAATCTAGTGATTTTGATCTAGACCCAGATGGAGAAAAGTTTATTGCAGTAAATAAAATAATACCAGACATACAATTTAGAGATCAACAAACAACTTCTGACTCAGTAACAATTACAATCAAAGGTAGAGACTATCCATTAGAAGATTTATCTACTTTATCTACAGTAGAAGTAACGCCAAATTCTACGTTTACAAATACACGAGCAAGAAGCAGGCAATGTGCTATCAGAGTATCAAATACATCTAATGATTATGGTTGGAGACTTGGTGATTTAAGATTAGATATAAGACCAGATGGTAAAAGATAATGGCAAATCCTAAATCAATAGCATTACCTTTAGCACAACAAGAATATAATTCCTTAGATGAAGCAGTTACAAGAAGAATTATAGAACAAGCTGTTCAAGATTTAGCTATAGAAATAAATAAATTACAAAAATTACAAGATGTTGTAATAAGCAAAGGTTTAAAAAGACATCAATTTTTATTAATGGGAATGACTAATGGCGGATAGTTTAAAAGTATTAGGTCAATTAGACCCTGCTGCAACAACAGTAACAGTATTATATACAGTTCCTAATATGACACAGACAACTGTTAGTTCTATAGTTGCAGCAAACAGAACAGGATCGGCTATAACATTT